TTACAAAGATCTATCAACAGATTGACTATAATGATTCGTTGATCACGGCGCACCACTTAACCCGTGGTTCTTTCTCGTGGCAGAACGGAATTAAAGACAGTAAGGTTGTATGGAGCCCCAACAAGAGTGGCCGCTTCCTGGTAAGCTGGACACCACCGCCACACCTACAGAACAGAGTGGATATCCGTAACGGAGTTAGACATCCAGGCAATGATCATCTCGGGTGTTTTGGCTGTGACTCTTACGACATTTCAGGCGTGGTAGTAGGCAAGGGGTCTAATGGTGCGTTACACGGACTGACCAAGTTCAATATGGATGATGCGCCGAGCAATGAGTTTTTTCTTGAATATATCGCGCGACCACAGACGGCAGAGATATTCTTTGAGGAGGTTCTTATGGCCTGTGTGTTTTATGGAATGCCCATACTTGCAGAGAACAATAAGCCTCGCTTGCTATATCATTTAAAGAATAGAGGGTATAGAGGCTTCTCAATAAACAGGCCCGACAAGGCCTATAACAAGCTCTCTAAGACCGAGAAAGAGCTTGGAGGTATACCTAACTCATCTGAGGACGTAAAGCAAGCACACGCGGCCGCTATAGAGTCTTACATTGAAAAGCATATAGGAATTGACATGTCAGGATCTTTTAGAGAGTCAGATGATATGGGGACAATGTATTTCACTAACACATTAGAGGATTGGGCAAAGTTTGATATTAACAACCGGACTAAGTATGATGCAGCTATCAGCTCAGGATTGGCTATAATGGCTAACCAAAAGCATCTATATACGCCCACCAAACAGAAATCAAAAATAAGTATTAATTTTGCCAGGTATAATAATAATAGTTCAGTAAGCCAACTTATTAAATGAAAGGAATCCAGATCGACATTAAGTCTGCGGCCTTCCCTGATCAATTTGTCTCGGATGCAGACAAAAAGAAAGAGGAGTTTGGTCTACAGATAGGACAGGCTATTCAGTATGAATGGTTCAGACGGGACGGTTTGTCCTGCAGATTTTATAATCAGTTTAGGGAGTTTCATAGGCTTCGCCTATATGCACGAGGTGAGCAGTCGGTGGGCAAGTACAAGAACGAGCTTGCTATTGACGGTGATCTAAGTTATCTAAACCTGGACTGGACACCGGTTCCTATCATACCTAAGTTTGTTGATATTGTGGTTAATGGTATGTCAGACAGATTGTTTGATGTCAAGTGCTATGCACAGGATGCATTGTCGGCAGAAAAAAGAAATGAGTTCCAAACTAAAGTTGAGAAAAATATGATATCTCGACCCTTGTTTGACAAAATCGCTGACGAGTTTGGAGTTGATCTTTTTGAGGTAGATCCTGAAGAGCTTCCAGAAAGTGATACGGAACTTGAACTTTACATGCAGATGAACTACAAGCCTGCTATAGAGGTAGCAAGTGAAGTAGCAATAAACACTCTTTTGGATGAGAATCATTATTCAGATATTAGAAAGAGAGTTGATTACGATATTACAACATTAGGATTAGGAATGTGTAAGCATACATTTCAAGAAGGAGATGGTGTACGTGTTGAGTATGTTGATCCGGCGCATGTCGTGTATAGCTACACAGAGGACCCATATTTTAGAGATTGCTTCTACTGGGGAGAGTTAAAAACCATTCCTATATCAGAGGTATTAAAAATAAATCCTGATCTTACTACAGAGGATCTTGAAGAGATTTCTCAGTACAGTCAATCATGGTATGACTACTACAACGTGGCCGCTATGTATGAGAATAGTATGTTCGCACGAGATACTTGTACACTTTTATATTTTAATTACAAGACCACTAACAGCTTTGTATACAAAAAGAAAAAAATAAGTGAGGGTGCATTTAAGACAGTAGAAAAAGACGATCAGTTTAATCCACCAGAAGAGATGATGGAGGAGGGCAACTTTGAAAAAGTAGAAAAAAGAATTGATGTTTGGTATGAGGGCGTCATGGTCATGGGGACCAATATTATCCTCAAGTGGGATATGATGAAGAACATGGTCCGCCCTAACTCGGCCAATCAATATGCGCTTCCTAACTATGTAGCTTGTGCACCTCGAATGTATAAAGGTGTTGTTGAGTCTTTGGTAAGACGAATGATTCCTTTTGCGGATCTTATACAGATTACACACCTAAAGCTACAGCAGGTAGTTTCTCGTGTTGTTCCGGATGGGGTATTTATAGACGCTGATGGATTAAACGAGGTTGACCTTGGAACGGGTAATGCTTATAATCCGGAGGACGCACTAAGGCTTTACTTCCAGACTGGTAGTGTAGTTGGTCGAAGTTACACTCAAGATGGTGAGTTTAATAACGCAAGAGTGCCTATCACCCAATTAACATCGAACAGTGGTGCGTCCAAAATGACAATGCTTATAGGTAATTACAATCATTACCTTAATATGATTAGAGCAGTGACCGGCCTAAACGAAGCAAGAGATGGATCAACTCCCGATCCTAATTCATTAGTGGGCGTACAAAAGCTTGCTGCATTAAATTCAAACACAGCCACAAGACACATCCTTCAAGGAAGTTTATTTATAACAAAAACATTAGCTGAAGCTCTTGCTTTAAGATGTGCTGATGTATTAGAGTATGCTGACTTTAGAGATGAGTTTGCTATGCAGATTGGTAAGTATAACTTAAAAATGTTGGAAGATATAAGAAATCTTTACTTACATGACTTCGGTATATTCATAGAGATGTCACCTGACGAAGAGCAGAAAGCAATGCTTGAGCAAAACATACAGATGGCATTATCTAAGCAGGACATTAGCCTTGAGGATGCTATTGATATTAGAGAAATAAAAAACATCAAAGTTGCCAACCAGTTGCTTAAGGTAAAGAGGAAGCAGCAGATGCAGAAGCAGCAGCAACAGGAAATGCAGAAGCAGCAGATGACCGCTCAAATGCAAATGCAATCTCAACAGATGGCAGCCGCTACTGCTATGAAGAAGATTGAAATGGAAACGCAATCTAAAATACAAATCGCTCAAGCTGAAGCGAGTTTTGATGTCAAGAAAAAAGAAAATGAAGCTGCAATGAAAAAGCAGTTAATGAGTCTTGAGTTCCAATACAACATGCAACTTCATGGCATGCAGCAGGCTCAGATTGATGACCGTGAAGAGATTCGAGAGCAAGGTAAGAAAAACAGAATAAGCATGGCAAACACGCAGCAATCTAAAATGATTGAGCAGCGTAAACGCAATTTACCTGCATTCGATTTTGAGTCCAATGAAGATAGTCTTGATGGATTTGATCTTGCAGAATTTTCGCCTCGATAGATAGAAAATATATTATATAACTTTGCATAAAATTTAATTAAATGGAAAATCAGAAATTCAAAGTAAAAGTGGTGGAAGGAGTAGAAGAGAAATCTACTCAGGAAATAGAGCAACAACTTTTAGAGAAGCACGCAGCCGAACAAGGTGACGTAGTGCAGGATGAAGTTGCTAAGGTGGAACCTACTGAAAATATTCAGGAGGTTAAAAAAGAAATAGAAGATACCGATGTTCTTGATTACATCAAGAGCAGGTACGATAAAGACATCAGCTCGGTGGATGACTTGTTTACTCAGAGAGAAGCAAACGAAGACTTACCAGAAGATGTATCAGCGTTCTTTAAATATAAAAAGGAAACTGGCAGGGGAATCGATGACTTTGTAAAGCTACAGAGAGACTACGATGACCTTGATGAAGATATTTTGCTAACGAGCTATTATGCTTCGACAGAGGATGGGTTGGACAACGATGATATTCGTGACCTCATGGAGGACAAGTTTGGATTCGATGAAGACTTTGACGATGAAAAAGACATTAAGAAGCGGAAGTTGGCAAAAAAAAGAGAGCTTACTAAAGCGAAAAAGTTCTTAAAGGAGCAACAAGAACAATACAGGGTCCCTCTTGAGTCAAGTGGGGATGCTCGTTCTGCGGAGCAACAGGAGGAATTTGATCGTTATAGAAGTTTTATGGAGGAATCCAAAACTCAGGAGGAGGCGAATAAAAAGCGGTATGACTGGTTTGTTCAAAAAACACAGGATGTGTTTGGACAGGACTTCAAAGGTTTTGAGGTATCTGTGAATGATCAGAGTTATACTTATAAGCCGGGCGATGCTGCTGAACTTCGAAGCAAGCAGTCTGACATCAGTAATTTCATTAATGGATTTATGGATTCAGAGACTGGCATGATGAAGGATGCAGCCGGGTATCATAGAGCAATATCTATTGCAATGAATCCCGATAAGTTCGCGCAGTTTTTTTATGAGCAAGGCAAGGCGGAGGCCATTGACAATGTTACTAAGAAATCTAAAAACATTGATATGGTTCGCAAGGCACCTCAGTCGCTAAACAAGAACGGATTAAGTATTCGTCCTGTGGGTGACACAAGCAGTGGAAGAGGACTTCGCATTAAGAGTGCAAAACGATTATAAAATTTTAAAAAATAGAAACTATGGCAGTAAATGCAACCCCAGGGTTTAACCTAATACCTTCGGCAGAACGGGTAACTCTGGAATCAAACTATATTACCGATTTCAACTTTTTGAATCAGTATCTACCTGATACTTATGAAAAAGAGTTTGAGAGATATGGTAATAGATCAATCTCATCATTCCTACGAATGGTGGGTGCCGAAATGCCTACTAACTCTGACATGATCAAATGGGCAGAGCAAGGTAGACTACACATTAAGTATGTTGACTGTACGTCTGCAGCAGCCGCTGGAACAGATGCTGGCGCAGTATGGACGGTTAATGATAACTTAACTCCAGCTATCCCAGGTGGTACTACTACTGCGGGACAAGGTGGAATCGCTATCCGTGTAGGTCAGACAGTAATGATTTCTGACAACACAGCTGGATCAAACTTAAGCAACAAAGCTGTTGTAACAGCAGTAGATTATGCGTTAGGAACATTCACTGTTTCTTACTATGAAGCTGCTGGTCAAGCTGTAGCTGCGGGTGTGGCTTGTACGGTTTGGATTTATGGATCTGAATTTAAGAAAGGGACTGAAGGAATGGCTAACTCTTTAGAGTCTGATGACTTCATCTTTGATAACAAGCCTATCATCATCAAGGACAAGTACGCTGTATCTGGATCTGACATGGCTCAAATTGGATGGATTGAAATCACATCTGAGGACGGAGCTAACGGATACCTATGGTACCTAAAGTCTGAGCACGATACTCGTCTACGATTTGAGGATTATATGGAGACTGCTCTTGTAGAGGCTGTTCCTGCTGAGAATGCGTCTGGTGCTGCAATTTACTTCGGTAACGCTACTGGTACTGACGGACAGGGTGGTACTGAAGGAGTATTCTATGTTGTCGGTGAGCGAGGCAATGTTTACGGTGGTGGTAACCCAACTGCTTTGGCAGACTTTGATGCAATCATTCAAAGACTTGACAAGCAAGGTGCTATCGAGGAAAACGTTATCTTCTTGAATCGTCAATTTGGATTCGACATGGATGATATGTTGGCCGCTCAAAACTCTTACGGAGCTGGTGGTACTTCTTATGGTCTATTCGACAATGACGAAGAGATGGCATTAAACCTCGGATTCACAGGATTCCGCAGAGGTTATGACTTCTACAAAACTGATTGGAAATACTTGAACGATCCTACTATGAGAGGTGGTCTTACAGGTGGAGCTATCAACGGACTTTTAGTTCCTGCAGGTTCTACAACTGTATACGATCAAATCTTAGGTAAGAACGCCAAGCGTCCATTCTTACACGTAAGATATCGCGCTTCCGAAACTGAAGATAGAAGATACAAGACTTGGATCACTGGTTCTGCTGGTGGAGCAAGAACTTCTTCTTTAGACGCGATGGAGGTTCACTTCTTGACTGAGAGAACTGTATGTACTTTAGGTGCAAACAACTTCTTCTTATTCCAGAATGCGTAACCATTAATTATGGGGAGGGGCAACCCTCCCCTTTTTTAAAAATTTTAATTTTAATCTAATGAAAACAAAAAAAATATACACTGATAAAGTGTACAGACTAAAAAAAGATGCAGCGCCTTTAACATATATGCTGGCTTCTCATCACACTCGCAGATCTCCTTTATTACACTTTGATGAAGAGACGGGTGAAAACAAACAACTTCGATACGCTCGCAACCAAAAGTCTCCCTTTGTGGATCAGCAGGATGGCAATGCTATTCTTGAGCCCATTATATTTGAAGACGGCATGTTGCATGTTTCTAAAACCAATCAGGTTCTTCAGGAGTTTCTTTACTATCATCCTTCAAGAGACTATGTATTTGAAGAGGTAAATAAGGAAAGAGATGCTTCGACCGAATACTCTGAAATGGAGTCAAGGCTTAATGCACAGATCGCAGCTAAAGAGCTTTCAATGGACAGGCTTATCGCTGTCTCTCGAATCCTAATTGGACCTACTGCAACTAAGATGTCTACGGCTGAGCTTAAAAGAGACATATTAATATTTGCTATGCGCGAACCCGAAACCTTTATGGAGGTCATCAATGATCCGGAGCTTGGGTTCCAGGACGAGGTAAGACAGTTATTCGAGGAGCGACTTCTAACGATGCGCAACAAGAACAAGGATGTGTACTACAATATCCCTGGTAACAAAAAGAAAATGCTTACTGTTCCTTTCGGAGAGGATCCCTTCCATGTGGTATCATCCTTCTTAAAGAGCGATGATGGTGTAGAGGTTTACAAGGGTCTTACGAAGCTTCTGGGCGGTAGTAAATAATGATTATCTTTGTACTGTATTTTTTAACTCATAATTTTTTTATATGATCAAGTTTTTAAAGGTTCCCGTGTATACTTCAGGTGGAGCATTTGTAAGAAACGACCAAGTAAAGCTTAGTGGCGTTATTGGTTGTTACATAGATAGAGGTGGCATTAGGTTTGATTACGAAGACACTGCAGCCGTAAAATTGGAAAACGATGCCGGAACGTCCACATACACCGCTGCTGATGTTGCTGTGGCTCAGGGTGTCCTCAAGGATGCAATGGGTTCTAAATGGACAGAAGTTTTATTTGATTTACCTTCTCTTCCCGGTGGGAATGTGGAGGTTGTTACTCCAACCCCTTAATTTTTTAATCATGGAAAAGTATATTATTCTATCAGGAGCTTCAGGAGAGCAGTTTTATGTATCTGCTGACACTATTTACGCGGTAGTTGATACGTCATCAACACCCCACAGGGTTGTTCTAATGTACCCCGGCAAGCGGATTGGTGTCGTTGGAGCGAGTGATATGGTTCAAGGCGATGTGGATGCAATAAATGCAGCATTAGCTGCGTGTTGGTCTCAGCCCTATACAGAGCCTACTATCTCTGTAACACTTTTACAAGATGTTACAGAAGTATCTCCTTTATAGTGCTACGCGGACATATATTGTCAATCATTAATGAAGAGGTCCTCAAAAAATGGGGGCCTCTTTTTTTTGTGTATCTTTGTGAAAAGATATAGTCATGCTAATAAATGACGTAAGGAACACAGTGCTGGCCATCGCCAACAAAAACAATTACGGATACATCTCACCTCAGGATTTCAACCTGTATGCTAAGCAGGCGCAGCTTGATATGTTTGAGGATTACTTCTATCAGTATAACAACTGGATAAGTCGCGAGAACAAGAGAACATCTGGCAGTGGATATGCGGATATTGTAAAAGGCTTAGAGGAGGTTATAGATAGTTTTTCTGAGCAGGTATTTTTGACTCAAAACAACGCCAATACATACAACCTACCATCAGACTACTACCTTGTAAATAAAGTGTTCTACTACCCAAGCTTATTGTTTAGCGGAACGTCAACACAAACATCTTTAAATCAGCTGATCGATGGTTCAAACCCATTTAATGATCAGCCGCCATCATCACCCAACCCACCTATCGGATCAATAGTAATTAACACTACTGACTTTACACAGGCTTACGTCACATCGGTACCAAGTACTTCTACGCTTGGCCTTAGTGCAAACATTTTTACTATAGGTGAAAACTATCGTATATACAGCAATACCAATATCACCGAGGTGGAGCGTGTTACACAGAGAAAGATATTTAACCTTACAAGTTCAAACTTAACTTATCCGACCAAGCAGTTTCCTTGCTATGTATTAGATGGCAATATTGTTACGGTTTACCCATCAACAATACTCAACGCAGGAGATGTGCATTCACAGTACATTAGATACCCGAAGGATCCTAAATGGACTTTCGTATCTCTGTCTGGCGGTGAGCCATTATTTGATTCATCGCAGTCCGACTTTCAGGACTTAGAGCTTCCGCTATCCGATCAGCCACAGCTTATAATGAAGATATGCCAGTATGTTGGTATAGAGATTAGAGAGGCTGAGGTAGTAAAGTTTGCTCAAGAGGAGGAGATTATTGATACACAAGAAACAAGCTAACACATGTCATATATAAATGATTATCAATATTACGAGAATGGGCAGGTAGTGCCTTTGGATACCAACTGGGGGTCATATCAATATGTTTCTTTGGATGATATCGTCAACAACTTTATGTTGATGTACCAAGGCAACAATGAGCTAATAAACAACATCAATAGATATCAGGTTGTGTTCTTTGCTAAGCGTGCCATACAGGAGCTAAACTATGATGCGATGAAAGAGATAAAGATTCTTCAGCTTCAGGTTAACGATCAGCTTAGATACGTATTCCCACCGGACTATGTAAATTGGGTTCGAATATCGATGTATGAGAATGGTTGCCTACGCCCATTAACAGAGAACATACAGACCAACTGGAGTAACGCATACCTACAAGACAACAACTACAATATTCTTTTTGATATTGATGGGAATGTCTTGTCACCTGCTGAGTCTCAGCTTACAAATGAAAGAATAGATGGTATATCAAAATCTATTTACTTGAACGCCAACAGCCCGTACAATAATTCCCTGGGCTATTGCGTTGATGATTGCTGGTACTTTGATTACGCAGTAGGCGCTCGCTTTGGCCTCAACACTGAAACTGCAAATTCCAACCCTACGTTTGGCATTGATAAAAGAGGCGGCGTCATTAACTTTAGCTCAGGGATGTCTGGTAAGTCGGTGGTATTGGAGTATGTGTCTGATGGCATGGAGAAGGGGGATGACTCCAAGGTCAGCGTAAACAAGCTTTTTGAAGATTATATTTACGCAGCTATTAAGTATGCGTTTTTAAACAATCGATTGGCAGCTCCTGAGTATATGGTCAGACGAGCACAAAAAGACAAATCATCTTTATTACGTAACGCGAAGATAAGAATCAGCAATATGCATCCGGGCAGACTACTAATGAATCTGCGTGGCCAAGGCAAATGGATAAAGTAATATGATAGTACAAACTAATTTTATTAAGGGTCGCATGAACAAGTCTGTTGATGAGCGGCTTGTTCCACTTGGAGAATATGTAGACGCATTAAACGTGCGCCTTGGTTCTACTGAAACCACTGAGATAGGTGCGGTAGAGAACTCAAAAGGGAACACTCTTCTTACGCCAAGCGTAGAGTACTTGGGCAATCCATTGTCCTCGTCTGCTCGATGCATAGGTGCGTTCCAGGATGGAATGAAAGAGACTATATATTGGTTTGTACATGACCCGGCGAACATTTCTTCTTCAACCGGCAAGGTTGACTTAATACTCTCGTTTGAGACCAGCACCAGCACTTTACTATACCATGTCATCAGTGAGACGGTGCTGAACTTTGATCCTGCATTTTTAATTACAGGAGTCGATAAGATAGATGAGTACCTGTACTTTACAGATGATAAAAATCCTCCTCGCTATATAAATGTAAAGCGAAACTACAATGTAGATACGGATCCTACTGATCCATTGGAGGAAGAGGACATTAGTGTTATTCTCAAGATCCCTGGCTTTGAAGATTCTACGGCCACGACTGATCCATTAGGAACACCTTACGTGGATCTAATAGATGTAGCGGGGCAGGAAAACTACATGGAGTATCGATTTATTTCATTTGCATATCGATATAGATACCTGGACGGTGGATACAGCGCCATATCATTGTTTACTAATCCTGCGTTTCAGCCTTCTGATTTTAGGTTTAGTTTTCAGAACTACAACAATGATAGCATGATCAATCGCTTCAATGCGGCTGATGTTACTTTTTCTACTGGTTCTAAAAGAGTTAAAGAGGTTCAGCTTCTATATAAGGAAAGCGGATCAAATGCTATATATGTAATAAAAAGATTTAACAAGAGTGACCTGGGGTGGTCTGATGATAGTTTCTATACTCATAGATTTTCAAACAGCGAGATATATTCTCTGCTTCCAGATGATGAGCTTCTAAGGCTTTATGATAATGTACCTCTTCGTGCCAAGGCACAGACGCTTCAGGGTAACAGGTTGATGTATGGCAACTACGTAGAGCAGTATGATATAAGACGAACAGACGGCGGATCTATTATTGATATTCGATATGACCTTGAGTCGTTGACTGCTGAAGTGGGTGGAGAGTTTTTCCCTACACCCACAACTGCAACTGCAAACTGGTCTATCGAGAATCCTGCTAATATCGTGTCACTACCGGATGGTGAGATAGAGTTTGATCTTAGCGTTTTGACAGCTACCAACCCTACGATACCTGCAGGGAGCCAGCTAACATTTAGGTTCTCGGTTAACAACTCTTTTCAGAATAACAATGGAGGCCCCCAGATCCCAGCTACACCATTCTTGGCTGACTCTCCATTCTTCTTAACACTGAACTTTACGTGTCCTACCGATTATACATCTGTAAACGCTCTTACATCTTCGCTTGAGTTTCAGGAGGCTTTTGGTACTATAGCTAACATGCAGCCTATACTACCAACTAATACAACAGATCAGGGCGGCACTTTAACTGACAAGTTCAATGCGCAAGTTCAAACACCATACCCGAGCACAAGCATGGTATTTGTTAACTCAGCAATTGATGGTACGTGTCCCAACCCTATCGGCGCTTTTCCGCCAACCATTTCAATATGTCAGCAGCAACCGGTCAAGATAACAGCTACCACCAATGGTTTTAAGGTTCAGCTACCTGCTGTACAATATTATCACGATAATGGTTCTGGAGCTAACATAAGTGTTCAGTATAATTACTATACGTTTAATGCAGCCGCAACATACGCATCTTTCCTTACCACCTCGAACACCCTAAGCTTGCATAGCAATAGAGATTACGAGGTGGGTATTGTATATATGGATGAATATGGTAGGGCTTCCACGGTTCAGGTTAGTGATACCAATACGATATTCTTCCCTCCAACTACTTCTGTAAGCAAGAATAAAATAAAAGTCAACCTACAGAGCGTAGCACCACATTGGGCTAAGCATTACAAGTTTGTGTGTAAGCCAAGTGAGGGCGCGTATAACACGGTGTTCAGTTATATATTCTATCAACAAGGAGAGAATCAAGATACTAATGTGGCTGAATCTTTTGTCCCTGATCCGAGTAGCTATTGGTTTAAGCTTGAGGGGGATAGCCAGGCGTTAGTGTCAGTAGGAGATATTCTTACAGTAAAGATGGACGCGAGTGGACCTGTAACTACTTTCGAACAGGCTGAGGTTCTTGATAAGCAAGCTTGCTTTAGTGATCAAATTACTACGGGTAGCTTGCCTGGGCTCTACATAAAACTAAAGCCATCTGGATGGTCAGTGGACACAAATGGCCTGATAAACCTTAGAGAAAAAGAAACCAAACAGGGTAAGCGAACAAGTGGCTGTGGAGATACTCAAGTAACTAATGTGAGCCTTAATGATCCATCATCAGGTAACGCTATAGATATCCCTGCAGGATCTCGCGTTAGAATACGAGTGCGAAACACCAGGGGTGGCAACAATAATCCTGGGACCGGTGGGTGCGATAACTTAGAACTTCTGTTTGATCGGACATACACGGCAAGCATAGATTATTCTAATTTCCATGACTGGGCTATAGGAGATGATTTGCAAGGATCAATGATAGCTGCGAATGCTGATGTTAATGATAACCTTGATATACATTTTGATCCTACGTTATACACGTCATCACCATTGCCGTCAACATGCTTTGATATTAAAATAGCTGTAAGGCAAACAGGTGTGGCCCCTAACATTCAGCAGTTTCTGTGCAACAACGGTTCTATCCCTGGGTGCTTTGGTGCTGGAGGAGGGAAGCCAAAAGTTAGACTGGAGGTTGATATTACAAGAGCTGATGGTTTATTCTTATTTGAGACTGAGCCACTCGAAGCTGACCCTAACCTGTTCTTTGATGCGTCTAACTTATTAGACATATACACTGATCCGGGGACTGGTTTAAATTACCATAGAGCGAAGAGAGAGTTTATTCCTGGATCTAACTCTGAGGTTCCTGCATCGGGCAGTATTGACCAGACACCGACCAATCCACTTACCACAGTTTTGGATTTTGCTAACTGCTATACGTTTGGTAATGGATGTGAGAGCTTTAGGATACAGGACAGGATAGACGGAAAGAGTTTCAATCTTGGTAACCGAGTGTTGGCCGTATCAAATCAAGACTATAAGCAGGCACATCGTTTTGCCGGCATGAGCTATAGTGGTGTATATAGCGACTCGACCAACGTAAACAACCTCAACGAGTTCAACCTGGGTCTGGCCAACTTCAAGGACCTTGAGGTGAGGTTCGGTCCTATAATGAAGCTATATGCTCGACAGACAGATATCCTTGTTCTCCAAGAGGATAAGATATCATATGTGTTGTCAAACAAGAATGTAATATCTGACTCTACTGGTGGAGGAGCAATTATTTCTGTGCCTGAGGTATTGGGAACGCAGATCGCTCGAACTGAAGATTACGGTATTAGTTTTAACCCTGAGAGCTTTGTTTTCTGGGGTTCATCAATGTTTTTTACTGACAGTAAAAGGGGCGCTGTTCTCCATCTTAAGGGAGCAGGTCAGATGAACGATGCTTTGAATGTTATATCTGATCAAGGAATGCGATCTTATTTCAGAAGTCAATTTAACGATCAGATAACCACACAGAAACTTGGAGGATACGATCCGTATATGGATGAGTATGTTCTAAGTAGCAACAACATTAAGGTACCGCTGGATCCTGTGAAGATACCTTGTGGTCAGCGAATAGATCAAGTGAACAACGGCGATACTTTTACTTATACTGCTACACTAAGTAATGTTATAGGTCAGGTTAGCATAGGCTACGGAGTGTCTACTGGGCCTATTATAATCGATGTGGTTTGGAATGGCACTACATTTACTTCAGGGGCTGTTAATGGTGTGGGATCATTTAGCTTTAACAAGTCAGCGGCAAGTCCTGAAACAGCGACAGTAACTATTACTCCTGTTTCGAGACAGGCTTCTTACAGTCTATCCGTAAGCTGTCCTCCAGAGGAAGAGCTTACGGTAGTGCAGGTGGTGGCTAACACAAATAACAGCAATGGTCAGGACATACACATAGAGTATGAGTGGAATGACGGATTGACATTTAGCCCTATCTTGCAAAATGCTGTTGCATTGAGTAATACATTTAGTTCGTTCTATTCGTCTCAAACAGGTATTCGGTCTGTCGGTGGTTTCCCTTATAGCGGAGTAGATATAACATTGCGAACAAACAAGATTAGTCTTGACAATTTTAATTTTAACTTGGCTACAAACAAGCTTAAGATTTTATCAAGCAATGTGCTTTATCAAAACACTGCATCAGACATCACTTCTTTACTGGCAACTGCCACTGATGTAACGCCAATAGTCAATCCATCCACAAATATATTTGAGGCTACGGCTACTGCGTTTAATATACCTATAGGTAATCAATACCTATACTTAGTGTGGGATCTGCGCGATATTATATACAACAAGCTTTGCTACAGTGCAACAAGCGCCGATGATGTGTGCTGCGACTGTACCGAGGATTGCAATACAGCGTTCTTTAGCCCCTCAGAGTTTACTCAAAACCAAGCTTGTGCAATGAATACAGATAGCTTTGGTTCTCAGCAGTATGCGTTTACAAGCAACAGCTCAATACCGGTGTTAGGAGATACTGTATATGCAAATACCAACTGTAGTGTGGATGTATACCCAACAGCAGGATTTTATGTGGTAGACCCTACTGCTCCTGCTACAGCCAACCCAAAAAACTGGGTGGAGATAGGCGCACTTGGAATAGTAATAAATTCAGGAACTTGTTAAACAATTAAATTATGCCATTACCAACGTCTTTTTATTATGATGGACTAACCTTCGCTACTGCCACAAACGTGTGGTTGGATGCCGCGCTAACTAATCCTGCGCCTGATGGATTCTACGGAACGGCAGGGTACTACAGGCAGAAGGTTGGCGGAGTGCTTTTACAGCAAACAATTTGTGACACTTGCACAGTAAGCTGTGGTAGTCAAATACCGGGTATAGTCTTTGGCCAAGGCAAGTACAACTTTACTTATGATATTGGAACATCTACTGGTGCCGTTTTGGTTCGATTCCAACCTGGCGCCGTTCCGTCTAAATGCACCTGGACCTATGGGGGTGTATCGGCATCTGAATATTCATCGTCTACTGAGGGTTATTTGCAGGGTGTTGTTGGCACTATAGCTGCAGGGGCAGATTTAAAAATATGTGGAAATACAATTGATAATGCTACGGGTAGTAATGCTGCTACTTACAGCGTAACCGAGTACAACTGGCAGACCTCTACTAATACGTTTGAGTCTGAACCAGTCTCCACAACATTAGGACCGTATACCAATAACGCCGCAGGAGGCACAAGCCTTACCACTGCGGACCCTGGTTTCTGCGTAATGGTTATACCAAAACCAAATGCAACACCGAGCACAGCAACATTTGTTATTGAGTCTCCTTGTAGCGGCAAGCCCGGTATCACGGTTAACTGCCCAATATCATTGAACTTATTTGCTGCCGGTCCGGCCGGGGGAGGGTGTGGGTTGTACTCATCCGTTATGTATACCGCTCACGTAGGCAATGCTACAGGTATATCAACAAGCATCTCCGTTAATGATTGGGCTTTCTCTGACGTAAACGGCGTTACTCCACATCCGGCAGGTACATTTCCTGTTTTTGCAGGAGGCTCAAAGTGTGTGACGGTAAACGCCGATGGAATTGTAACAGCAGTAACCACTTGTACAGGAACTTGTTAAAAATAAATTATGGCAGACGCAATAACAGTATCATATGATGAGGGGGTCGAAGGATGGCCTTCGTTCTATTCTTTTCTCCCTGACTTCATGATAGGGATGAATGGTTTTTTCTATAGCTGGAACCAAGGTAAACTATATCGACATAACACAAACGAAACTCGAAACAACTACTATGGTGTACAGTTCAACTCAACTATCACGAGCGTAATAAATATTGAGCCTAAGACGATCAAGCTATTTAAAACAATGTCTTACGAAAGTGATGATAGGTGGGGATGTACAAGCTTGTTTACTGATCTTGGCAGCGGATCAATGTTGTCCACCTACTTCGTACAGAAGGAAGGGGAGTGGTTTACTTTTTTAAGAGAGAATGAGGGAACGAAAAACTTCAAGTCTCGAAGTGTAAATGGTATTGCTTCTTGCACCGCTGTTGGGGGTGTTGCTGCGGCCACTACCATAACCTTTGCTAACTCTGTGGGTAGCATCATCAGCGTGGGTGATTACATATACGCCACCACTTCTTCAGTGTACACTGGACAAGTTACTGCGGTTGATCAGACCACTAACACCATTACCGTAGACACTACGGTGCCTGAGCCTGTACTGCTTACGGCGGGAACTATACCGGCGGCAGGTGATTTTATATTCTTATTGAAAGATCCTGTGGCAGAGTCACATGGCGCTCGAGGTTACTTTATGCAGTTTACTCTGGAGAATACTAACACTAAACCAATAGAGCTATTTGCAGTTGGTAGTAGCATAATGAAAAGTTATCCGTAGTTTTTACTATCTTTACTCAATATATTTCTTATGGTATCAGCTATTTTGGGTTTAGGTGTAGGTATTGCCAAAGCTGCGGGCGGATTTGCACAGTCCGTCAAAGCGAAAAAAGCAGCTCGACAAGCAGAGTTAGATGCTGCAAAACTATTTGGCGATGCACGAAGAAGGGCGAATGTAAATGTCTATGAGGAACTGTCGGTTCCTTTTGACGCTTACGAAAGAGGATTTGAGGCCAACCTACAAGCCGATATACAAGCTTTATCAACCCTTCAAGATGCTGATTCAAGAGCGCTTATAGGAGGTGTAGGTAGAATTGGTGCTCAGCAAGAAGCAGAAGCAGAAAAGATGCGTATAGCAATGGGTGATGAGATGTTTAACTTAGATAAGCTAAAAGCCGATGCTAAGGAAAATATTAAACAGCAGAACATAGCTATGGATGTAGCTGAGGCTCGAAGGAAAGATCAAGAAAGAAGAGAGGCATTGCAGATGCGGCAACAAGGATTACAGCAAGGTATTGCAGGGTTGGGTGAGTCAATGGTGGCTGCATCTGGATTCTTCCCCGAAGGAATGAAACAAAAACTGGGTACAGACCAACAGGCACCTAAAGATATGGTAGGTATTCCTAATAAGGCTATGACCTCTTTGGGCACACCCGTTGAAACTACACCTGCTAATCAAAACCTATCTATGCCATTTACTGTTCAAAGTGACTTTCAGGGTAGCGGACTAATGAGTTCCGGAGGAGTTACCACAGCGCCTACTTTGGGTACGGCAGGTCTAACTATGTTCCCTGGTGTTGGTGTTCCTGCACTTTCCCCTGCCCCTATGTACAATCAAGCAATTACTGGATCCGGCAGGATATATGATCGAAGAGGAAGAGTGGTAGATTTCTTTAATAAATAATTAAGATGCCAAGAGATTTAACAGCAAGGTCGCAAAAAGACAATCCGCTAAATTACGAATATCGTACTGCAACTGATCTATCTCAGCCGCAGCTGAATTGGACTAATGCGACTGATAAGATCAATGAGACTGTTGGTCAGATACAGGGTGATCGCCAACGCAGGAGAGACGAAACCAATCAGTATACTAACGAAAGTCTTGATGCCCTAAGCGCGGCAACTGAGTATGATAATGTAAACTACAATCAGAACGTGATGGAGATGGGGTACCAGGGTTCTGATTTATTGTACGGATATTACAATCAGATCGGTAAAAATGGATATACTCAAAGACAATATAAGGCCGATGTTCAGAGTGTGCTGGATGGTATGTCTGCTGTAAGCGATGTATATACCAATATAGAGACTTATTATACTGATATTACAGATCGAACCGAGGCCAACACAAACAATATATTTGAGCAATACTTAGGCAATAGTTTGTTGGGCTATACAAACGCTGGAAACTTCAGACCAATGTTTGATCCTAATGGCAATGTCGTTATGGTTCAGAACAGGTATGATGAGAACGGCAAGCTGTTGCCTCCGAGTCTGGAAGATAGAGATGCTACTCAGTCGGTTAATACTATGCGGGTTAAGATGGATCAGCGAAGCGATTATCAGAATGTACCTAACAATGCAGCTCCATTAATCGAGAAACTGGGCACGATGATAGATGTGCAAATAGGGTCCGGTCAATCGGCACTAAGCATTGAAGACTGGACACGAAAAGAATATAAAGATCCTATTACGGGAGAGACAATAACAAATGATATTTTCTTAAATAATCTTGTCACCGAGCTAACGCAATCCCCGGATTCTAAGATATCCATACTTCAAACATATTATGGATATGGTGAAGAGAACTTCACCGAGGATCCTGACGTAGCAGCCAGAGACAAGAGTAAGGTGTTAGTGCAAAGAAATCCAAACCGTAGCGGCATGAGTGTTATGGTTTTTAATGAGGAGCAAGAAGAGCAGATCAAGCAAACTGGTAAAGAGATTTTACTTTCAGGAATCGATTACGAAGAGAAATTTACTAAAGGCCTTGCACCAACTCGAGGGGGAGGCAGTACTGAGGCAGGTAGAACCGCAGGACTAAAAGCTGATCAGGCGACATCTTTCCTGGGCTACCTTGTGGATTTTGTTGAGGGGAATAGTGATGTGTCTAATCGAGCAAAGACAAATATTTCAGGAGACTACAATCAAGGTAAAAGAGTGGGTGATAAGTATCTAACTACATTAAACAGAACAGAGAACTCTGATGGGTCTGTTAATTTTGAAATTGGATTTAGTGATCGAACGTCAACATCATTTTCTAACGTAGATTCTCAAGGCAATATAATACCTGAAATAGAAATTATTGAGCAGTTGTTTAACAACTTAAAACTATCTGGCAACAATACTACTTTTGGATCAGCAAGTTCGGGAGTTGCTATGACAGGCGGGTATGGATTAGGAAGTGCTTTAAGTGGCTTACCTCAAATTGTTCCCGAGACTGAAGATGCTGAAAAAATCGAGGCGCCCGACTACTTTAGTGAGGTTATCTATCAAGTTGATAAAGATAACTTCTTTCAAGGAAGCCCTGTGGAATATTTAAGGATGGCTAAAAATAATGAGGGTGTGTTTGAAGGTGTTGATATTAAGACATCACAAGATAACTTACTTGAGCAGTTAATGCCGGATGATCTGAAAGATAGGATAGCAGGTATATTTGAAGTAATTAATAATCCATTTGGGGGTGGGGTTATTCAGATTGGTAGAAGTGGATTTCAATTTAGTGACAGTGCGGAGAGTCAGTTTGAAGCTATGAAAAAAGCTATAAATGCGGAGATAAGAAGACTAAATGCAGGGAATACTCAAAGCAACACCACAAGAGAAAATCAACAAGAGTATAATCCTGTTCCATTGCCGGGTGGCAATTAATAATATAAAAATATGGACGAAAAATATATACTTAGTTTATATAATTACTTATCATCTCAAGATGTAAGATTTAAGTCAAGTCTGTCTAAGGATGCTTTTATTTCTTCAATGAAAGATCCAGGATATGCATCTGACATATATGGATACCTATCATCTAAAGATCCATCATTAATGCCGGATGAGCTGAAAGATAAGTCAAGTCTGTCTGAGGATGCTTTTCTTTCTGAGGTAGGTGCGTCAAAAAAAAAAGACGAGTCCGCTTCTACTGCAACCGAAGAAGCATCGGCTTCCGAATCTCAACAGCCTCAAGAAACTACTACTTCGGGTACTTCGCAACCGGTCCAGGTTGAGCTACCTCAGTTTGATGTCTATGAGAGTGATGCAACGACAGTTTCTCAGCCAGGATTAACTTTTGAACAGCCACAGTTTGGTGGGCGAAGAGTGCTTGAGCCTATTAAGCCATATGACGCGTTTCAGGTAATTCCTTTTGAGCTTGATAGAACGACAGTTTCTCAGCCAGGATTAGTGGTTGATACAGACCCCGTATCTGAAATAACAAAAACAATTGGCCAAATAGAGCCTGTTCAAGAACAGCAAACATTTCCTCCTTCACCCATAAGTAGACCAAGGGTAACTACTTCAATGGATGTTCCTACATTGACGGAGCAAGATATCGCCGACTTGGAGCAAGCACGTAAAGAGCAGGCAGAAGCTGAAGCTCGAACAAAACTTATAGAGCTTGGTCAGCCTGATGCTGAGGAAATAATACAGCCAGATGCTGCTCCGGCAGATGCCACAGGCGTAGTTAGACCCGACCTTGAAATACCTGAAGAACGCGAGATAACTATTCAAGAGCTGGCTGGGAGGCAATCACCAAGCGATCCATCTCCTTTTGAGCCGGCAGCTGTTGATGCTACATTTTCTCAAACTGCTGCAGACATTGCAAAGATCGATCCTTCTGAAGAAGCTGTTCAGAAACGAATTGAGGAAGAGGAGAAAGAGTTTGCTGAGGATCAACTAAAGCGGCAGCTTGGTATATTTAGCTTAGAAGACAACACACTTATCGAAGATGTTTTCGGCAAAAATACTGTTACAAATTTTATAGGAGATATATATAGATCTGCGGGTCAGGGTCAGGCACAGGGAGCTGTGGTGGATGATGCTATTGCTCTTATGCGTAAAGGTCCTAACGCGACCGATGCTGATATTATGCAGTTTATTGAGGCTTATGACAGGATGCTTGAGTCAGGAGTTTCCGATGAAATGCAAGACTTTAATAAAATATATGAAGAATCGGGCGGCGGGCTTGTAGGGTTCTGGAACGGATTTAAATCAAACCCTTCAGTATTTCCGCAACTATTTGTTTCTTCAGCCTCAGCAATGTTTAATCCAGCCTCACTTGTGGCGGGAGCGGCAGCAGCAGGTACTGGTTTTTTGGTATCAGGTCCTGGCGGAGCTGCAGTTTTGGGCATAGGGGCAGTGTCTTCAGCTCTTGAATCAGCACTTACTTATGCTGAGTTGCTTCAAGAAGAGATAGGAGTAAACACTCCAATGACAATAGAGAATGTAAGGGCTGTTCTAAGTCAGCCTGGTATTCAAAATAGGTTGACATGGAAATCTACAGGTCGAGGACTTACCATAGGTGCGATTGAAGGTTTAACTGCCGGATTAGGTGTGAAAGCAACATCTTTAGTTACTGGTAGAACAGGATCTCAGTTGGCAGGTGGTTTGGCTGGTACTGTTGTTGAGGGTGCGGGTGGAGCTACGGGTGAATTTTTAGGAAGGAAGGTTGCCGGTCAAGCGGATGATTTTCTTGAGGTAGCTTTTGAGGGGACTGTGGGTGGTATTACTACCGCACCTTTTACGGTTACGCGCGGATTAATGGATGCCAGAAATAAGGGCGAATATAAAATCAATGATGGTGTTGCTACACAGGAGCAAGTTATATCATTGTTAGAAACAGGAACGGATGCTGATATTGCAGGCACTAAGTTGGATATACAAAACGATCCTGAGCTACGTACAGCAGCTGAAGATGCTAAGGCTCGTGTTCGCAACAATGCTGAGATAAAAGCTGAGCTTGCTCAGGCAGGTGTTATAGACAACAATAAAGCAGATGCTATAGTACCACTTGAAGTTGAAAAACAAGGTTTAAGTGGCAACACTACTGAGGCAGGCAAGCGCCGTCTAAAAGAAATAAACGATCAGATAAACAGTATACTTGACGAGCCAACTGAGGTAACTACAGAGACCGAAGCGGTACGTATATACGAAGGGAAAGATAAAGACGGGAACACTAAGCAAGTCAAGTTGACTACTCAGGAAAGCGGCCGTATTCGTTTAGACATTGTAAACGATGATGGTTCTACATCTTTAATTGGTGACTTCCCTGCTGAGTCTACAGATACTGATGTGGTATCTGGCATAATAGATACAGATCAAGATTTTAACATAGTAAAACCACAAGATGCCATTCAAGAGTCAAGCACAGAGACGGTGGATGTACAAGAACCTGCCAGAGATAGCGAAGCGGTGGGAGAGGGAGACGCCACCGGGCCGGTTACCGCAGAGGTTGAGGCCGAAGTCCAAGTTGAGGAAACGCCGTCTACGCTAAGTGAAGAAGCAGCGGCACTTAGAGCAGAGCTTGGTATAGCTGAAGCAGCGCCTGCTGTAACCGAAGAGACTACCGTTGCTGAGACTACCACTGAAGCTGCGCCTGCTGTTACCGAGGAGACTGTCGTTACCGAGGAAGATCGCCCGCTGACCGATGAGGAGCGTGAGTTTATGTATGAGTCGAACAGAAAATCTGCATTGAATGGCTTGGCATATAGGGAAGATTATATTAGCGACATATTAGAAAACATATACGGGGAGCTTCGTACTCGTAGCTTTAATGCTCTTTGGAGAAAGCATGTGGACCCTTACTTTACAGGGGACCTGCAAATAGGTCGGGGTAAAAATTTCAGTGACTATGTTGTTTCGGAAATGATTTACGATAGGGGTTTTGCAACAGATGTGACTGCAGATGAGAACGGCATGCAGAAGCTCATCGACTTTATCAATGATGCTAATAAGAAGATTGCTAAAAAGGGAGGTCAAACGGTAGATCTCGTACCATTAGAGCGAACAGCGCCTGTCACTGAAGAGACCACCGTTACCGAGACCACCACTGAGGCAGCGCCTGCTGCTGAGTTAACCGAAGAGCAGCGTGAGTTTATGTATGAGACGCGTCAACGGTCTGGAATAGATGGCTTGGCATATAGTGAAGATTACATTAATGATATCTTATATAACATACTTGGTGATGCAGGGTCTCGTACTTTCGCTGCTCTTTGGAGAAAGCATGTGGACCCCAACTTTACAAAATATTTGATAGAGCCAGGTGGTGGTATGACTTTCGATCTGTTTATAAGCGATGAGCTTAGCCAGGGGGCGTTTTCACAAGATCTTACCAGCCAAGAGAACGGCATGCAGAAGCTCATTGACCTTGTCAATGATGCTAATAAGAGGCTCGAGAAAAAGGGAAAGCAAACAATAGATCTCGTACCGTTAGAGCGAACAGCGCCTGCCGTCACTGAAGCAGCACCTGTGACTGAGGAGACTGCTACCGTTGCTGAGGAGGCAGCACCTGTTGCTGAGGAGATTGAGGTAAAGCCAACATCGTTTAGAGATGCTGTGTTTAAAGAAGTACTTGAAGGTGATATAAGGAAGGCAAAAAGTGAGATACAATTATCAAAAGAAGAAATCGAGGATAGAAAAACATTCGTTCAAAAGGCTAAGGATAATCTACCGAAGATTAAGGAAGATAAAGACCTTAGCCCTGAAGAAAAAGAGTTAAGAAAAGATTATATAGAAAAGCTAATTAAAGAACTTCCATCATTCATTTCCAAAAAGGAAGAAACAATAAAATTCTATGAGGCTGAGCTTGTAGAGGCTGAATCAAGTCTAAAGAATTTAGTAAAAAAATCTCCTGCCGAACCTGCCGTAACTGAAGCAGCTCCTGCTCCTAAGCCTAAGAAGAAGACTCCTGCTCCTAAGAAGAAGGCTCCTGCTCCTAAGAAGAAGGCTCCTGCTCCTAAGGAAAGCAAGCCATTTATTCCCCGTGAAATCGAACTAAAGCTTAAGGAGAACCAAGAAGATATAGACCGCTTAGAGAGTGATATATCGTATAGCGAAAATAGGATTGAAGACCTTGAGATGGAGATCGAGCTGGAGAAAGGGAATACAAAAGAGGAGAAAAAGAACTTTGCTGCTAAACGTGCGGCGATTAAAGACCTGAAGATTAGTAGGGAGGAAAAAGCAGAGAGGAGAGAAGAGTTAAAATTCGAGCAAGAAGATTTTGTAGAAGATCAACAAGCTCTTATTCAGAGTTATAAGGAGGATATAAGTGGTGAGAAAAGTGATATCAGAGCATCACAAAGAAAAATAAACAATCTCAAAAAAGCTAATGAAAAGCTCCAAGCTGGTACTCGAATGCAGCGAGCCACTGCTCCTACATCGACAGATAATTTAACTATTACAGGAGTTGAAGAAAAAGTTTCAGAGTCGCAGAACAACTTAATCAAGCTTACTAAAAATGCAGCGAAAGCAATATCAAAAGTATTGCCCGATACTAAGTTTATATATCACCGTTCCGAGCAATCTTACAACAATGCAGTTAGCGAAAATGCTCAAGGTTCTCAAGGCGCATATATACCAAGGACAAATACCATACATATTAATGGTGTAAAGGCAAACAATAGAACTGCAGCTCACGAAGCGTTTCATGCTTTACTAAAAAACAAAATAGGTTCTGATCCTAAAATAGAAGCTGCAACTAAAAAAATGATAGTGACCGTTAGGCAATCGGTCAAGGATAAATCGGTTCAAGCCGAGTTAGATAATTTTATTGCTCAGTATGATCAGAGGTTCCAAGACGAGGAATATCTCTCTGAGTTAATGGGTATGTTATCTCAAAACTATACCAAACTAAATGCGCCTGAGAAAAGCACCATTCGAAAATGGATAGAATCTATTGCTCGATTGTTTGGTTTGGACAAGATATTTAATATTGATTCTGATCAGGGGGTTATCGATCTACTTAACGTAGTGTCACAGCGTATACAGGAAGGGAAGGCCTTAGAAGAGGCAGAGGTAGGCACTATACAATCTCAGATAGAAGGACAAGAAAGACAGCAGCAAACACCCGCTCAACAAGTGGCGAGACTTGCAGCTATGTATAACATAGAAGAAAGCGGATTTTTATCGGAGCAAATCAATCCAGGTATATTAAGACCTCAGCTAAGAAGGCTTGGCTATGATCTCAAGAAAGAGAGATTTGGATATAGCATACGTGATGGCAGAGGTAAGATGTATAAGCCACCCACAGGCAGGGGTCGAATGCAAAGAGGATCGATTGTTCCGGCCGAGGTTCAAAGCAAAAATGTTGCCGGCACTAAGGTACCCAAGGGCTTGTCTATAAGATCAGTAGATGGGCAGCCAGTTGTGCAGGGAGTGGACAATATGTCCGTGGCTAAGGTAAGGGAAGCTGCGCCACTTACATTTATAAAGAACGCCAACTTCCTTAGGGAGCTCGATCTTGTAAAGGGATCGAAAAAATTCAGGCCACTCCCCATACCTAAGTCTGAGAAAGCGTTGAGGCTGATGAGCCCGGCAAAACGTAGAGCTCTACTTAAAAGAGCAGATGAGATATATGACATCTTTGTTAAGCAGGTGTCAGACAACCTGGTATTCATTCACGATCTATATGGTGATGAGTTCAGAGAGATATCTACCTTGTGGTATGATGGTGCCAACCAGATCGCTCAGGGATTAGCTGAAAAGCATAACGTATCTCTGGAGCAGGTCTCAGGTATCTTGGCTTCATTATCGCCGCAAAAAGATTGGTATCAAAATGTTCGACTTGCTGAGCTTGTTTTGGAGCAGTACGATACCAACCCTGTCTTTACACAGGAAGCATTAGACACTCAAAAGGAGATAAATGAAAGAGCTGTTAAGGCGGCATTGAAGAAAAACAAGGGACGTCTTACAGAAAAAGGAAAGAAGAACAAGGCTAATGCAGAAAAATTACTTGTTGAACTGGAAGGTCTTATAGGTAAGAGGCTAAAGGATGTGGAACCAAAGTATCAGCCTTATGTCTTAAGAACAACTCAAGAAATTACTGGACAGAAGGATTACCAGATAGTAAGTCCGGACGGTGAGCGAGTGGGTGTTGCTAAGAAGAATGACGGAACCAACGCAAAGGTAGCTTGGGGTAGTTACACTGAGATAGGTAAGGCTGTTGCTATATACCTCAATGGATCGCCTGAGAATATATCCACTCAGCTTGGGACGGCTCATAAAATTAGAAACTTCTACGACAATATAGTAGATCCTATGTCAGAGGAGGGAGAGGTTACAATGGACACGCATGCTGTTGCCGCAGCTACATTGCTTCCTTTGAGTGGTAACTCTATTGAGGTAGCTCAGAATTTTGGGACAAAGAAAGCATCCAGCTCAAATGCTGCTGGTGTTAGTGGCGTTTACTATGCTTATGCAGATGCTTACGCGGATGCAGCAAAGCGAACAGGGCTATTGCCGAGGCAGATGCAGAGCGTCACATGGGAAGCTGTCAGGGGTCTATTTACGGACTCATTTAAGAATAGCAAGAAGAATGTCAATGATGTTCGAAATATATTTAGTAATTATGCACAAGGAAAAATAACCATAGATGAAGCAAGAAAACAAGCAGTTGACAGAGCAGGAGGTATCCAAGACCCCTCTTGGGCGGGATCTCTTCTTTCAGATGTTACAAGGGATATTGAAGCGGAATCCGACATTCGAGGAGTACGTAGAGATGAGCGAAGTGATGAGCGATCACGTACTGAACGAGGAAGAGAAGTCGATAGTCAAAGGGATGTACGAAGCGAGCGGGATGATTTAACTGAAGGAGCAGAGCGACTTCAAAAATCTATTCGTAAAGAAGCTAACGCGATTGATGTAATTAACAGAGCTCGCGAAATGAAAAAAATATCTGCCGCAGCAATACGGGAGGTGTTGACTACAAGCATTAAAGACAAAGAGTCTGATAAATTCTTATCTGTAGCTCAGGCCAATGCTCTTTTAGAACTTGAATTTGAAACTGCACTACCGAGAAGCTTTGCGGAAATTAATATATCTGATGGTATTTCTTTATTACAAAAAATAAATGAGTACAAAAAGAACTTAGATAGCGAACGTAAGTCTCTTGAAAAGAAAAACAAGAGTTCCATTTCAAAGAAGGAGAAGCTTACAGAAAGACTCGAGGCTTTGGATGGTAAGCCAGATACGAAAGCAAACAAAGAAAAACAAAGTCAACTTACTTCTGAGATCAAAGATCTTAATAGAGAAATAAGAGAACAAAATAAAAAGCTCAAGGATCTAACGCCGACTAAAATAAAATCTCGAACACTTCTGTTTTTAGAAGCTCAGCCTGAATACCAAAAGTTGGCCGACAAAGGCAGAACAACTCGATCGACTCAGCAACAAAAACTGTACGTTGATACTACTGAATCGTTAAAGGCTCCAACAGAAAAGCTACCTAAAGGCGTACCTGCTCAGATACGAAAAATGAAAAGCGATATTCGCCAGAGAGCGAAGGGTGCTAAAGACTTGCAATCCGTAAAGCAGGAATTAAAAAATTATATATCAAAAAATCTTCCCAAAGTTTTATTTAGTAGAGCTGAAGTTAATTCATTGCTCACTCAACTAAACAGGGTAAAGAGAACCACTCTCGATTTATTTATAAGTGAGGTTCAAATTATGCTTGACAATAAAGAAAAGCAAGTATTAATAAAAAAGATTACCGATATAGTAAAGAAAAAAGCATCTAAGCAAATAACTAAAACCGGCAAAGAAAGATCGAAAGGTCTTGATGCCAGAGGGCAGCAGTTTTTTGCAGCGGTTAGATCAATTTTAAACTTATCAGTAACACAGAACAGGACTGACAAGGTGGTTGCTGAGAATCAGAAAAAGCTTCAGGAAAAAATTCAAAAGCTTCAGCAGCCAGAGGTTGAAGTAGCTGGAGAAAAAATAAATGTAAAAGAAACTCTTGATAAGGCGAGTAAAAATGAAAAGCTTTCTCAAAGAGAGAATGCCTTAATCAATCAAATGTTAGCTATAGATTTGTTTGCTGACATAGAGAATAAAAGTGTGGATCAAGTAAGAGAACTTTTAAAATCTCTTGAAGATGTAAGATCAGAGTCTATTAAACAGCTAATGTCTAACAGACTCGAACGAGCAAATCGTAGAGATGCATTGGCTACCGAAGCAACTTTAGAAATTAAGGAGGATCGTCCTATACTTTTTGATGAGCAAGGTAATTTAAAGAATAAAAATCAATTAGAGTTTGATCGGAGAAGCATATGGGAGAGTTTCAATGAAGGAAAACTATGGACCGGGTTAGATAAGTGGGTAAAACAATATCCATTAACAACAGGTATTGGGATTGCTGAGTTGTTTAAAAATCATTTGTCTCACCTCAATACCTTAATGAATCTAATAGATAACCTACCTCGAGGCAATAATTTCTTTACTGAAAATGTTTACAATCGTGTAAACAAAATGCATACAGAGCATATCAGGGGAACTCAAAAAGTTAGAGATGTTGATCTAAATGATCTGGCTAATAAGGTAGATGGTATCGAGGGTGGATATAAGGGCCTAATAAAGTCAATACCTCAAGGAGCACGAGAGTTTATTATAAACGGTAAGAAAAACACTTTGACCGTAGGCGAGTTGATGAGCATAAACGCCCTTAGTAGAAACTCTATTGTCCGGAATAAGCTTGACAAAATGGGATTCACTGATGACGTGCTAAATCAAATTGAAAACGAGATAGGTCCTCAGATGGTTCAGTTTATTAGCAATGTAGTAGAGTGGTTGAGCAATTCATACCACCAAACAATAGATGATGTATATGTTGAAGTTAATGATGTTAACCTTGCTGTTATACCAAATTATTTTCCTACATCTACATTAGGGGAGAATGTTGCTGACCTGGTTTCAGATGGAGATTTTGCTGGCGTTTTTAACGCTGAATATTTTAGTTCTTTTAAAAGAAGAACGGACACGGATGGAGTTGTTGAAATAGTAAACAGAGATTTCTTTGATGTATTAGAAACATACATAGATGAAATGGAGCGATTCAAAGCATATGCAGAAGGAACCAAAATACTAAATGATATATTTAAAGTGCCCGCTGTTAGAACATTGATGGATGAAACGGGTATCACCTCTTCTGCTAAGAATATATTAAACATTGCAATAAATCCTAAGTCAGGACTTAACAGCAGTATATCGAGCAAAGTTATCGGTAATGCTTTGCAAGGATATACTTCGTATGTTTTATCGTTCAAGCTTATTCAACTACCCAAGCAGGCTACATCTTTTATACAGAACTACGAACAATATGTATATAGCAAAGATGGTAAGAGAAGAGTCGGAGTAGATATGCTCGGGTTCGCAGCTGACACCTTGAAAGTTTTCGCCAACTTTAGATCAGTATTTAAAGATGCATATAATCTATCACCTGACTTTAGAGATCGTTGGGAACAAGGTATGAAGGGAGATGTATATGGTCTGGAAACGGGAGGAAGGCTCCGTAAATTTGAATCAGTATCAAAAGCAAGTAGAAAATATCGGCAGGCAATAAACACAACACGAATGGCTGCTGCATCACCAACTATATTGGGTGATATAGCGGGAGTATTGCCAGCTATGGCTACTTACTACAGGAATATTGAAAATGGTATGCCTCAGGATCAGGCATTGAGAATATTTGCTGACTACAATGCCACTCAACAGTCGAGAAGAACCGCAGACAAAACAAATATTCAGTTGTCTCAAACTGAAGTCATCAGAGTATATACAATGTTTGGTAGTGTTACTTTACTACAGCTTAATAAAGTAATGATGGCAATGACTAACCTCATGAAATCAGCACAACTTGTTGCTGACGGTAAGTCGAGCAAGATTAGTCGAAACCAAGTTATAAAGGATGTAAGATCAGTAACTTTAAACTTGGGTGTTGCTAACGTATTATTTTATACGATGGCAAACATCGCACGCCTACATGGGGATGATGAGGACAAGGAAGCGGTGTTAGATATATTAGGAGAAGCCTTAATGGGTATGAATCTAATTTATCAGATTCCTTTAGTAGGAGATGGTGCACAGCAAGCAATAGCTAAGATAAAAGACAAGCCATATAGATTTAGAGAAAAGCCTAACCCATATTCTTTGATATTTAGATTGTTAGTCAAAGATGCTGAGGAGACAAAAGAATTGAATCTCACTAAACCGGCTGAGGTTTTATTGGGAATAAATTTAGATCCGTTTGTGGCTCTATACAATTATGCTGGATTAAGCGGAGATCCTGGAGAAATGGATGATCTATATACTATTATGGGAATTAGCCCATCTTATCGACCAGGTGGAGGGAAAAAGAAAAAATCATCCGGAGCGTCAGGTGGTAGAGGAGGCAATAGAGGAAGTCGTTCAGGTAGGGGAGGGCGTTCAACACGCAGATAATGAAACTCATCTTTACATTATTAGTAATGAGCTGCCTGTCTTGCACAGCTCAGCATCCGTACTTTGAAACCCCAATTACAGAGATAGATAGTGCGTGCCAGGATGATGGGTATAGATCCGTGGCAAGTATTGAAGGGGAGTGCATCGTGTACCATTTGTATTCATCAACAGATACTATTATATTAGTGTATAAATCAGGCATGACACTGCCGCTTTACATAATCTATAGAGAACAATGAAAAAAATACTTACACTCATAATAATAATTGCATGTGTCAACATAGCACTTACGTGCACGAAAACTATTACCTTTAAACCGGATTATTTTTGTGTTTATGAGGCTCCAGATACCGTAGTGGTTGAGGAGCCTCTTTATTTGGACACGATGTATGTCGGTGGTTCGGATCACCTGCATTACTACCATGATAGTGTAGTGGATTCCGTTACTATATTTACTGATTCCTTTGTTATGCCAACTGAAGGGCACAAGAGCAGTGGCTATGGATGGAGATGGGGCAGGATGCACTACGGTATCGACTACGCTGGATGTAACAAAGACACATCACTGTCCGTATGGGATGGTGTAGTAAGGTATGCCAACTTCGGTTATAACGGGGGGTATGGTAACCTTATTATAGTGAGACACTTCAATGGGTTTGAAACATACTATGCTCACCATTGGGATCTCCTGGTTAGAGAAGGTGATACGGTAAGTGCCGGAGATGGATTGGGAATAATAGGATCGACAGGCCACTCAACAGGGCCGCACCTACACTTTGAGGTGCGCTTCCTTGGTGTGCCCATCAACCCCGAAGAGATAGTAAGTGATACATTAACATTAAAAAGAAACGGATTTAGCTATGAAGTTAATCAAGAAGGGTAGCACAGGAGACAAGGTACGAGAGATCCAAAAGCATCTGGACCTTACTGTAGATGGTATCTTTGGAGATAAAACACAGAGAGCTGTCATACAATTTCAGTATAAGAACGCTTTGGTAACCGATGGCATAGTGGGCCCAAAGACATGGGCCATGTTGTTTGGTCTAACTACAGACGTACAGGAATCATTAGGTATTAGTCATGGTATTGAAATAAACAATCACATGCTGTCCAAGGGTGAGTATCTTCCAGGTCCTACTCATAAAGAGTGGCTGTTTATTCATCACACCGCCGGGTGGCATAACCCTTACCGAACTGTTGATCATTGGAGCGGTGACAACAGAGGTCGAATAGCGACTGAGTTTGTTATGGGTGGCCCTTCAATACATAACAATGACTTTCAATATGATGGAGATATCGTAAGATGCCTGCCGGATGGCGCATACGCCTGGCACCTTGGTCGCAATGGATTAAATGAGATGCACACCAACAGCGTAGGTATAGAGGTATGCAACTTTGGATATCTAAAAGATGGTAGGACATATGCCGGTAGCACTGTTCACGAGAACCAGATCGTGGAGCTCGACAAAAAATTCAAGGGCTATAAGTTTTGGCATAAATATTCAGACGCTCAGATAGAATCATTGCGCAAGTTGATACTGTTTATTGCTGATCGTGATAACATTGACGTTCGAAAAGGATTGCCTGAGCTTATAAAGCAGAAGGGAGCCGAGGCTTTTGAATGGAATGAGGATGCGTACTACGGAAGAATAAAGGGTCTATGGTCGCACTCAAACACCAACAAAGGGAAAAGCGATATGTTTCCTCAGGAGAATCTTCTCACTATGTTAACTGAGCTATGATGTATAGGATATTAAAAGAAGTTCAGGTAGCCTCAGAGGTAGTCCAAGTATATATGCTTGATGGCTTAGGTGAGTTGTTGATACTCGATGACCTGTCAGAAGCTCTTGATATGGTCAACTTACTGAACATAAACTCTGACAACAACACCCACTATAAAGTGATAAAACCGCATTAGAAGTTGTGCTTGTAATTATTGCGCTCAGCCTCCAGCTTGTAGAAGAGGAACGCTTGGAAGCCATTTACATGCGAGTCGGTAGGGAAGAAGTACTTCCATCCTTTTGACATTCCATTAGGTATGTAATAGCAGAACGCTACGCCAATCTTACCGGTGTTCTTCTTGAAGTTTATTATTGCCGTGTGGTCTGAGGTTGGGATAATCTCCTCCACCCTGAAGGTCTCGTTGTTGAAGTTACCCTGGCGGTCTGTCCGGGAGAATCGCTTAGCGATCGTCTCGGCAAAACCTTTTAGCTCTATAGCAATTTGTTTATTCATGATCTGATATTTTGTACCCCCGCCAGGACTCGAACCTGGAACTTAAGATTAGAAGTCTAACGTTATATCCGGTTTAACTACAGGGGCATTATAATAGTCCTCTTTGTTGTGCGTGTTCTTCTCTATGGCAATTAGAGCACAGAAGGATACACTTGTCCAGCTCTTTTTTTGTCTTGTCTGAAAACTTTGTGGTTCGCATGCGAGATATGGATACATCCTTTTGATTTGGATCCAGGTGGTGAAACTCTAACGCTCCATCATAGGATTTGTAGCCGCACTTGAAACACTGTCCTCCCTTATATTCTATACATTGTTTTTTAAATTTTCTTTGCCTCTCTATCGTATGGATGGTGTTGCATTCTTTGCAGTAGGATTCCGGATACCCCCTGTCTTTTCTTATGTAGAACTGGTCAAATGGCTTGACCTCCTTGCATCGACCACAACCCTTGTGCCCTTCTATATGTCCTCCGTTAGGCATTCTACCAGGTCGTTAAGAATGGCTATCAGCTCTTTGGCTTTTAGCTTTACGTCACCATGATCCCTATCCATAAGTGACTCGTATAGTTCGGTTCCGAGGTCGTGAATCTGTCCAGTCACATAGTTAATGTGCTCGATGTTTTGGTGATCGTCTGGACAAATTGGTGGCATATCTATGAATCCATTGCTCTTAAAAACGTGGTGCCCATCACAGGGTTCACTTGCTTGATCGCCCTGTAAATTGTCCTGGACTTTTTCTTCACCTCACCAAGCTCTACTTTGGTGGAGTCGATGCCCAGGTTAGTATACAGTTCACAGTCTATCCTTAGTAACTCGTCAATCTTTTGCCGGTCGTTCCAAGTTTTAAACTCCAGTATCTTATCTATGTCGTTTACTGTATAAGCCATTTAACATATGATTTAGTTTTCGTCCAACCTCCGCCATCGCTTCATCGTCAAGCACTCCGCTATGCGCATGTAATACATTAAGAACCGGTAAGTACTTTTCGTTTTGTTCCTTATCAAGCATCAGCTCGTTTATCTGTAATGTAAGTTTTTTATTTTGCTTTTCCAAATCTATAGCATCATCCATTAGGCGCATGCGTGATACGTACTGAAAGGGATGTTCATTGTTTCTCTCGTAATAGTTAGCCTTAACCATATCGTAATCAGATTGAAGCTCCCTATCATGAGACACCAAATCCTCAAAAGCTCTGTATGCGTTAATAATAGTGGCGTGATTCTTATGTACGCTTCGCGCTATTGATGTCCAGGAGTAGTTCATGTCTCTCAACAGAGCGTAGTAAATCATACGTCCATTTATCAGCTCTCTTTTACGGCGCTTGTCCAGGATATCTACACCTAACACTTTAGATATAGATTCGCAAACAGCACTACGTGTCTCCTTCTGTACTTCTCTTTTTCCCATTCGTTATAATTAAATTTAAGTTGTATAAATCAAGGTACTCATCCATTGATATGCTTTTGATATCTGTTAGTGTTGGATGAGATCCGTCTTCTTTTATTATTTCTAAGGCAAATGTAACAGGATTGTCGGTATTCTCAAACACCATTCCCCCTAAAATTGTAGAGGTAAGGTCATTGGTTGGGAATATAGAAATGCTTTCGTCTATATAATTAGCAATCTTCATAGCTGTCCTGGTGTTAAATTTTTTTAACGCCATAACAAAATCATCATCTGCGAAATAGCTATCCCCTATATACTTCTGTTCTGACTCCATGATTTTTTAGTTCTGTCATTCTATACTCTTGTAGCTTACTTATCCTCCCCTTCTTGGTTTTTATTTCAGAGAACAACACATTAGATCCTGGACCAATAGCAACGAGATCCGGTATGCCGTTCTTGTTTGTCTTAATTAGCTTGATGACGTAATAGCCCTCAGCTTCCAGTTCTTTAATCCTCTTGGCTTGTATCTGTTGCTCTGACATTTCGATAGTCCATTATAAAACCTACCGCAACAATCACATTCATTCCAATAGATGAAATCAATTCAAGTATATCGTGGAAGTTGTGTATGGATAGATGTATGTGACCAACGATCCAAAAGGGTATAGCCAGGTTCTGACTAATCCATATTAAAGTAAACCTTATAAAACTCCACACTTATAAATTTACCAAATCCTTTTTGAAGTGTGTCAATGTGTAATCCTTTTTCTTCACAACGGCCTTGTAGATTTCGCGTTCAATGCCCCCTTTACTGAACACCCAGTACACCTCGTTCTTCAGCCGGTCCTTGGTTGTCATTCGATCCCTGGACTGCCAGTACGATGTGGCACTAAAGTCAATATTGTAGTACACCAATGCATCAGCTTTCCTCAAGCTAATCCCTTCGCGTCCACTCAAGATCTGCAACGCAATGTTCTTGTTGGTGTCATTGAACTCGTCAATCTCAGTACATAGCATATCACCAAACACCTCCTTCAAAGCATTTAACTCTTGCTTGAACTTGTAAAAGATTCCGATCTTCTTCTTGGCGAAGTGCTTCTTGATAAACTCAGCTTTGGTGGTATCGATTACCATTGAGTTGCCACTCTCAAACTTGATCGTACCGCTACATAACTGATGTACCTTGGTCATAAGCTTAATCGCGGTATCAGCCAGGATCACCTCCTCATTGCCCTGTATTACCAAGTCCTTCTTCAAGACTCTGATCATCTTCCTGGTCCGATCCTCCATCTCCACATCCAGTATATGCTCATTGGTATCTACCACGAAGCCGGCATCCTTCTGTGAGAAGCTGATCGTAAAAGGCTTCATCCTCTCCAATATTTTTAGATTACCCTTTGAGTAGTCGTTAATGAACATGCCATTGACCTTCTTCTTTACCACGCTTACATAGGAGTCTGAGAACCTATAAAAGTTTTGGAACTCTCTAAAAGGATTGTTGGGAATGAAGTACACCTGGTGGTACATCTGTGAGTATGACTCCGGTGTTGGCGTACCGCTAAGCAGAATAATGTATGAGTGGTTTTTAAGTGCCAGTTCTTTTACTTTTTTAGCTCTGCCGTTTGGCTTAGGGAATGCACCCATGCCATGCGACTCATCACATATAATCATATCCCAACCCTTGCGAGGCACCTTGTGGATCGACTCGTAGTTGATCACCGTGCATTCATACGATGGATTGAGGAGATCGTAGTCACCTTGAATACTGGATATGGCTTTCTTCTTGGTAAGGAATAGAACATTCTTCACGCCCAGCTCCTGGCATATTCCCATGCTGGTTAAAGTCTTGCCAGTCCTAACCTCCATAGCTAAGTACAGGAACCGATGCTTCTTGATTATCTCCAGGCCTCGCCCAATAATATCAAGTTGATAGTCTCTAAACTTAATCATAGTGGCATCTGACTTTGCGTTTCATAATAGTGCTTGTTGACAAATTCAACCCACTTACCCGACTGATCTCTTCCGCTTACCGGTGGACACTCGTGCTTGAAGTTGGAGTACGCCAGCACCCACTTTGAAAACCGCTGCCTACTAATAGTCATCTTGGCCTTAGGTGCATAGTCAGGATAATCATTAATGAAATCATTATAAAGATCATTCATATGTATCTTACCCTTGCTATGTATCTTATCATTAATCTGACCACCTATAACGCCACACCACTCAGCAAACTCATGCGATGTTTCAGCAGAGAACTTACGTATCTTAAGATTAACGAAGTCACTCTTCAGCAATCCCTTGTCTAAGTACAACTGCAAACAGCTAATCATATAGTTATCGAACTGACACCATTCATTGTCACCCCACTCACCGAACATCAGCTTACCAAACTCAACCAACGGTGTAAACTCCTTGGTGTAATGCTGAGTTAGCTCCAGCTCCCACTTACGTCTTTCAAATGAAGAACCCTTACCTTTGATGGCGTAGTTGGTAGTGATGGCCACCTTTGGCGATCGACTGAAAGGAATCTTGATCGCATCCTTGTTCTTCTTCTCCAACGTTAAACCCTCGGTAACAACCGAGAACAATCGCTCAAAGTCGAAGTGCTTCTTCACATCATCAAAGCATAGGATCTGAGTGTCTGCGGATACCAGCTGATAGGCGAAAGACTTCTCGAAGTTAAATGACTTGCCGTCTATAACCACGAGCTTCTTCATCTGAGCAATGCCATTCATAAACAATCCCTTACCGGTGCCACCCTCAGGGTTGTCGCTGATCACCTCATCATTTAATATCGTTGCCGGGCAGTAAGATAGGTTCTTCCATCCGTGCAACAGGAATCCAATAGTAGACTCCATCGATCGGACTCTCTTGTCTGTTGATCCAGCGATGTTGGACACGAAGGTTTTGAAGTCGCAGTCCGTAACGTCGCAGATGTCAAACACCCTATCGATTACATGATCCTTCCAAACGTAACCACCCAGGTCAAGGTAGTCAATCGGCTCAATGTTGTCACGGGTAATCTTAACTGCACAGTTGGTGTAGTATAGGTATGCCGAATCCTTGGTATCCTCGATAAAGAAAACGTCAATAGATGATAGCAAAGTAAGGAACTCCTCTCTGAAGTATCGAGTGCATTCAGCGAAGTAATTATATACCGAGATGTCATCAAGGTCGATCAGAAAGTCTAAGATAAAGTCTTTGATTTCCTTCTCTGAGGTATGGTCTATCAAGTTGTTGGTCACCTTAACAAACACATAGTTCTTGCTTCCCTCCGGATTAAACTTGTAAAACCCATTGTCCTCCAGGAACTTCTTGAATGATATGTGAACTATCTTGATGACACCCTTCTCGCTCTTCGTCCAAAACTTCTGCTCGTCTTGCTCCTCCTCCAGCCTTCGGATCACATTGTCCAGTATAACATCGTTAACCTCGGTCTGATCCTCCAATTGGTTTTTTATCTCACCCTTGGCCACTCCCTTGCGTAGCTTCTGCTTTACATCCTTTACGATCTCCTCGTCCTCATAGTACTTAGTCCCAAAGTTCTGCACCTGGGCATATGCGGAGTGAATGGTTCGCTTGATCTCGTCCTGAGTGAAGTCCTCGGAGTCGAAGTTGGACATGATATACTCGGCCAATGTTTTGTTAACGCCAAAGTCATTAAAAGCTGAGGCTAAAATGTACACATTGTGGTTTCGTTCTCCACTCTTGAGGCCGTACTTACGCTCCCACCACTTCATAAGTATCTCTACAATCTTATTCTCGTCTGTGATTGGTATCGTCTGCACATCCTTGTGCTTAGTGTTGACCTGGTACTTCTCCTCGGTTATCTGATTGAACACCGATGACTGCTCGTTAATGTATATGAGGGGATCATAGCTTTCGTAACAAACCCTACTTATATTCTTGCACGTTTCATCAAAGTTTGGTGAAGCAAAGTGCATCTGCAATGAGTTGAAGAAACTCTTATGAGTATCTACCTCTGCCGGTATTTTGACCAGCACCTTCAACCCCAGGCCACTCGGAGAGATAAATACTGAGTATACATATCGATCCTTGGTTAGCTTCTCCTTCTCCTCCAGCATCGTCTTGTCGTTATCATACCCATCAAAGTCCAGGCAGATCAAACCACTATGCTCAGTGATCGATGCATCATTACGCTTGGTGAACTTGCCACTAAAGCATACTGCCGGTAGCTTCTGCTTTAGTTCATTTCGCTTAGCCTTGTCCTTCTCGTCTCGTATTGCCTTTACTATATCCCTGGAGGCTCCGTCCTTTATTCTATCCAGTATTATAGCCACATCTCTAAAGAAAGGCTGTGCTGTATCCTTAATGTCTTTAAATATTGTTATTTCCATGTTACAATTATGTTGATTTGATTTTACCTAAACCCTTACTATATATATCTTTCCTATTCTTTTATGTTGAAATGTTAAAAATAGAGTAAGAATAGTAGTAAAGAGTTTTAGTAGGAATAGATTATTTTTTATAGTTGTTATATTGCCACGCAAGTTTAACATTTTAACATGTCATATCCAAAAAGAAGGGGGATATTACTCCCCCTGCCAATTGAAGATCCTCCGTTATTAGAACGGAAGATTAGCCTCAGCCTTCTCTTCGGCCTTAGCTTCGGGCTTCCAAGTATCGATAGCCACATAGTGTGTCTTACCATACTCATCAGCACCATTCTTCTTCGCAGATACATTCAACTTGATGTACTTCTTACCCTGGTACTCGAACATATGTTCTTGGGGTAAGTCAGTCAAACATAGACTACAAGAAATCAGATCGCCATCAAACTTAGCGACTCCACTACCTACATAAATTTTATCTTCCATGAGATTTAATTTAATTGTGTCCCAGCTTAAAAAAAAATGCTACCCTTGACCCGCTGGAACGATCGGCCAAGGTTCGCAACTTATAATGTTTCCTTGATAATAAAATCATGGATGTCATCCTTCGCTCCCTTTATAAAGAAGCGATTAAATATATCAACTGCCTTCTCGACCTTCGCTTTACCATTCATCAAGAAGTTAGGTGAGGGATAAAAGATACCCAGCTCAAGGGTTATCTTATCAACCACATAGAACACCAACGGCTTGCCAAAGAAGCACTCGTACAGATAGGCCTGGCTATCGTAGTTATACTTCTTAGCACTATACTTAAAGTCCTTGATGTTTGACGTAGTCTTTAGATCAATAAGCATATCTGATCCTACGATGTCAGCCTTGCCTTTCCATTGTACACCCATCACCTCCGCAACAGCCGGAACCTCAAACTCATTCTCCTCAGCGTATATCGCTTCATAGAACTCAAGGTTGCCTTTCATCTCGCCAATTGCTTTGCTCATGTCAGCCTTCTCCTTGCTGAGCATCATGATCTTGTGATCATGCTCAACCAATGCATCCTTATATGCCTTGGTGTTCCTGGTCGAAGCGTGAATGGCTTTGTACTCCTCGCTCTCAATCTTATGAGGTTCAAGCATGGCCGTATGGAAGTACCTACCCAGTAACATAGCTTTAGTCATCTCCTTTGGCTTACGAAAGCTTTTAGGATCATTCATAAGCGTAATGATGTCAGAGTTGGATAGGTACTGCTTGCCGAAATCACCATAGTAATGGTTATCGTCCTTTAGTTTAGTTAAAACACTATTCATGACTAAACGTTCTTAGACAACTCTTTCTTTACTACTGGCTTGATGTTATACTTCT